TTTCCTGTGAGCCGTAAAAATGCTCGTATCTTATGTTTAACAATTTTTTTGATCCCACATTATGTAGGATTATTTATTCTTAACATGTAACCGTGCAAGCGTAGACTTCTTTTCTAGATCACCAACGATCTCTACTTCGAAGAACTGAGAAGCCCAGCTATACCAATCTTCACGACCAACATAATCATGAATGAATATGATAGGATCTTTCTTAGTGTGCTTAAGTAAAGTCACAATAGCACACGTAGCACGAGCGATACCATCGATGAAGAAGATATCGGCATCCCACCAACGATCATCTGAAGGAAGAAGGTATTTGTTTGTGCCGCAAGGATGCTCTTCGATAAGAGAACCGTAACCGTGCTCGATAAACTGTTCAGGGATATGATAAAACTTGAACTTTTCATCAACATCACCGAAGTGAGCTTTGATGGCTCTCGTGACTCGATTATACCAAGCTTCAGTATGTTCTACAGAGATAAGCTTCTGATCACCGGTAAGAGTCTCTATCCAACCACAAGTAGAACCACCGCTACCCCACTCAACCATCAAGCCATCAGCTGGCATGTTCTTGATGCAGTTCTGTACATAATCGATCTCATCTCTGTTCATCTGAATCTCAGAGATGATGTTTCCATAATTAATAGGAGTACTCATCGCTTACTTCTTTCTGTTGTTTCTAGATCTACGCTTTTTAGAACCGATCTTTCGACGACCCTTACGAGGTCTATTTTTATGTGGGTGTGCCATACTATACTCCTTTCATGTTATACTCAGTTTCCCAACGGGAACAGTGGTGGGGAAGGTAGGACTCGAACCTACACTCAGACCGTTATGAGCGGCCGGCTTCACCTTTAAGCTACTCCCCCATAATTCAGCGGTGTGTTATAAAAATTATAGTCAAGAACATAAGAGCTGCTACTAATCCTATACCGAGCAACACAGCAGCACCAGTAGCTATATTGCTCATCATCTCTTCTTTTTTCTTCTTTTCTTCTGCTGCAAGACGCTTCTTTTCTTTTCTCATATTAACGACCATAGACTGAACTTGATCCCAAGCAGCTAGCCCGTATTGGCCAACGAAGAAGTTCTTGATCTCGGCCGCCATCTTGAGAGCTTCAGCTTTGGCAGCATAAGCTTCCATAGCAGCCTGTTCCATAGTCTTTCCACTCATCAGCCCCGGATTGGGTGCAGCTGCAGCGTGAGTAAGATCGCCACAAGCTTTCCATAGATTGGAAAGGTCTTTAGCCATACCCTGCATCTCTTTTCCCATAGAGATGCCAGCTTTAATAGCCTCGTAGCTACCCTTAGCAACAGCTAAGATAGTTAGTGGATCCATTTATTCCTCCTAAATCATCTTTCATTTGTAAAGAATAATTTAAGAATAGATCCAATTCACAGATTATATCGTATTTATACTGCTAAGATGCAAGTATCTCTTTTAGTCTATCTGCAGCGTAGCTAGCTGCAAAAGCTTCTGGCTTTACTTTTGGTGCAAAACCACACATACCGCGAATGTATCCTGTAGCTTGCTGAATAACACAAGAAGATCCATGCATCTCATCTGGATTGATGTCAAGATGAACTTCACAGTGTCTGTTACCGATAGCATCGAACAGATCGATGTACATCTGTGATGCTTTGTAGACTTCGTTCATCAAGCGAAACGCTGGCCTGTCGTGTCTCTTATCAAAATCTCTCTCAGTAGAGACTTGCCCAAATACTTTACATCCACGTGAGCCATCAAGATGAACCACGACAGCAACTGTGTAATCAGCGTACCACTGGTCATCACGACCACGATAGCGCTCAGAATCGGCTCCAATGTAAATATTGGATAGATCTGAAGAGTTATTGATAAATTCTTTGACTTCATCTAAGTTAAACCTGTTCATAGCTCATTTCTTTAGTTGGTGCCCACGGTCGGACTCGAACCGACACTATGGGGATTTTAAGTCCCCTGACTCTACCTATTGGCCTACGTGGGCGGTATTACCGATATGTTTCTGGTGTACTTTTACCATTATCCATGTATTATAGTATTCTGTTTTCTCTAAAACGTCAAGCGTAAATTGTATTTTCGCTTCATAGTAGTTGCATTGCCCTTTAGTTTTACACAGCTTTAAGATCTCTCTCTTGAAGTTGTGCACACCAAAAGTAACCACATCTTCTTGTAGTTCTTTGTTCGAACCGTAGTAGTCTTTCCAATCGGACTCAACAAGAGACTTCTTCTTTTTACCCTTGACCATTCGAGTCTTGGATCTTTTAAGAAGCTTCTTACCGATATATTTTCTGTTGTTAGAAAGATTTGTGATGTTGTAGACGAACCCGATGTATTCATCGAGAAGCTCTGAGTCTACAATAGATCCATTATAAGTCCAAGGATTTTCATAAGTCATAAAGAGTCCACTGAAGAGATTACCTAAGACTATTTAGGCTTCTTCAGTGGAAGATCTTAGAAACGTTCTTTGTCTTGATCGTCCCAATCATCTCCATCATCGTATATATCTTCATCTTCTTCTGTTTCAAAGTTTTCATGAAGCTCACCACAGAACGGACAGAAAAGAGCAGTTGCGTCTGAGTCTGTAACAATCTCGTACTCTGCGTCGCATGCTTGACATGTGAATTGATTCATTGTTGACTCCATTTGATTATTTCGAATGAACCGTCATGTTTTTCTACTAGTGCTGTACATGATTCTACCCAATCACCGCTGTTCATATATCTAATGCCGCCAATGTCACGAATATTAGCATGGTGTATATGACCGCAAATAATACCATCGAGATTTTTACCCTTCACATACTTAGATAGAGTATCTTCATAGTTACCGATGAAGTTGACTGACTCTTTAACTCTGTGTTTGAGATAAGATGATAGAGACCAGTAAGATAAACCGAAAACAGTTCTGAACCGATTGATGAATCTACTTATATCGATACTGATATCATACGCCCAAGAACCAAGATGAGCAAGCCATTTAGCGTTTCTCATCACTATATCGAACTGATCGCCGTGTGTTACTAGATAAAGTTTTCCGTCTACTCCAACGTGTATAGTATCTTGCACGAGTATTATGTGACCAAACTCGTTGTTGCAGTAGTTACGCAACACATCATCGTGGTTACCCGGAATAAAAACTATCTCCGTACCCTTTCTAGCTTTACGAAGAAGTTTTTGTACTACGTCGTTGTGTGCTTGTGGCCACAACGGTTTTTTAGACATAGACCAACAGTCTACGATATCACCAACCAGATATATTTTTTCGCATTCGAATGTTTTAATGAACTCTAGTAATTTATCTGCTTGACTCATCTTTGTTCCCAGATGTATATCTGAGAGAAATACTGAGCGGTATGTGTTCATCTAAAATCCTTGTATTCGTTTGTAGTGGATTTATTTTTGAACGTCACCGAAAAATAGTTAACGAGATATAGCCATGATGTCTTCAGCACCCCTTGATCTTTAAGTCGTCTAGGGGATGAGTATGTTCTTAGTTTCATGACAAACTTGATCTTGCCAAAAGGTTCTAGTCTTTTGGCAGTCATAGTATCTTCACCGTAAAAAGCTATAGAAGTATCGTAACCGTTTATTTTATCAAGAGCAGACTTCTTAATGAGAGCGTTTCCGCCCTGCAGAAATACTCCTATGAAGTTGTTACTAAACCAAGCGAGATAATAGTAGATATCTGTTATGATGTTCATAGTTTTCGAAACATCATCGTATATCAAAGAACCGGTAACAGCTACAACTTTTGGATCTGCAATATAAAAAAGAGCCGTGTTGACCCATCCTTCACATAATCTAGAATCAGCATCGATGTTTGCTATAAGATCATACTTAGATGTTTCATAACCTTTTTGTCTAGCAAAAACGACACCTTTACGCTTTTCAGAGACTATAGTTACTTCTTCTTGCATGGCTATAAAAACTGTATTATCAGTACAGTTGTTATCGACTACGATGATCTCGTGTGGTGTATATCTACATTCTTCTTTTATCGAGCGGATACATTCTCTGATATGATTTTCCTCGTTGTAGCAAGGAATAACAAAAGAGATCATATTAGCAAGTCACTCTTGTTGGGCATTTAGGATGATAGCAAACATATCCCCAAGCACCCTTCATTTCAATACCACAAGTATCACAACGATTTGTTGTCATAGTTGGCGGAAATGGTTGTGTAGTTGGTAATCTATCTGGCCACATAATATCTTCTGTTCTAGCAGGAAGAGGCTGTGTTGGATAAATTCTTGTGCTATCTTTTTGTGCAGCTTGATATCCATCATACCAACCACGTTTGTAATCATCTGATTCAATCATAGACTAAATCCTTTGAATGTATCTGTCGTTACGTCTTTCTTCACACCACCATTTATATAACTCGTGATCTCAGTCTCTTGTGGAGCTACTTGAACTTCAGAACCAGAAATCCACTTTTGAGTCCAAGGTAACGGGTTGCTACCACCCTTGTACTTAGTCGGCAACCCAACAGCAGTCATTCGTTTGTTAGCGATCCATTCGATATAGTCGTTGAGTAGGGCTTCGTTGAGACCAACCATCGACCCGTCTTTGAATAGGTAACGTGCCCATGCTTTTTCTTGCTCAACAGCATCCACAAATAGCTTGATGCATTCATCTTTTGTTTCTTCTGCAATTCTGGTGAAGTCTTCATCTTCTTTCGGTAGCGCCTTGAGTAGCTGCTGTGTTCCAGCAAGATGCAGGTTTTCATCACGAGCGATAAACTTAATGATTTTTGCATTACCTTCCATCTTCTTGACTTCCGCAAATGCCCATGAGCATGCAAAAGATACATAGAACCTTACTCCTTCAAGTACGTTAACAGACATCAATGCAAGCCAGAGGGCTTTCTTGTGCTCATACTTTTCATGAAGAATTTTTTGACCTAAATTTTTTGCATGTTCCAAGTCGTTATTATAAGCAATCAAGCTGTCGTAGTACTTGCTGATATCCTTAGCACAATCAACAATTTCAGCAATATCCATTATCTCATCAAAGACTTTAGAGGGATTCGGATATATGTTCCTAATAATGTGGGTATAACTTCTACTGTGTATTGTTTCGCTAAAAGCCCATGTAACTATCCAAGTTTCGAGTTCAGGCAAGCTACAAATAGGTCCAAACGCCATTGTTGGGGCTCGACCTTGTACAGAGTCAAGTAGGATTTGTCGCTTAAGGTTGCTTGTAAAGATGTGTTGCTCATGAACAGTCAGATCTTTGAAATCTTTCGCATCTTTGTAGATGTCGACTTCTTCTGGGCGCCAGAAAAAGCCCAGCTGTTTGTCAGTGAGCTTTTCAATCCAAGCATACTTCTGCTTATCATAGCGAGCAATGGTAGGAGCATCATCAAAAAACGCTCTTACCTGTGTTGCATCTTTTTTATTATTTGAATCAAATACTGAGTAACTCATCGTGTTCCTAACATATATTTTCTTGCCTGATTTTCAGACCAATTATTGATGCAGATATATCTAGGGCAATCCCAATAGATAAACATCCATGATGTAAAGTGTTCACTCATATCTTACAACTTTCGCAATCTTCATCTTCAACTACACCAGCAGCCAATGGCGCTTCTTCATATTCACCAGCACCATCGTTGGTGTTGAAGTAGTATAGCTGCTTTCCGCCATACTTATAAAACATCAACAGATGTCCAATCATCTCGCTCATCGGTATCTTTTCATCTTCGTAGAACTTTGGGTTGTACGAGGTGTTAACGGATATTCCTTGATCAATGAACTTTTGCAATACCCCGCAAATTTTAAGATATCCTTCGGGGGACTGTTGGTCCCAAAGTAGGTCGTATTTTTTCTTAAGTTTACGAACTTCTGGTACAACTTGTTTAAGGACGCCATCTTTAGACTGTTTAACAGAGACAAGCGATCTTGGCGGCTCAATACCATTCGTTGCGTTGCTAATCTGTGCTGATGTTTCTGATGGCATGAGAGCCATGAGCGTTGAATTCCTGATGCCGACAGACTGAACTTTATTGCCCAATGAAATCCAGTCCATGCGATATTCAGGCGATACGATTTCGTCCAGTTCTCTCTTGTAGGTATGTATGGGGAACAAACCTTGACTGTATTTTGTTTCATTACTTTTTGGGCACGCACCTTTTTCCTCCGCCAAATCAACTGATGCTTTGATAAGATAATAAGACCAAGCCTCTGTAAACGAATGAAGCTTACTCAATCCATCATGATCAATTGACTGATAGTTAAGATCATTGCGAGCCAACCAATAAGCGAGGTTAATAATACCGACACCAAGAGGTCGTCTGGCCATAGTGGAGTTTTTGGCAGCAAGAACTGGATAATCTTGATAGTCAAGTAACTCGTCCAAAGCACGAACAGCAAGAGTACAAGGACGTTCAAAATCTGCAGGATCACGAATCTTTCCCCAGTTGATAGCAGCTAGTGTACATAGTGAAATCTCTCCATTCTCATCATTAATATCGTTGAGAGGCTTCGTAGGAAGATCGATCTCACAACAAAGATTCGACTGACGAATCGGTGCTAGCTCTTTGATGAACGACCCGTGATCGTTCGCATGGTCTACGTTCATCAGATAGATACGGCCGGTATCTTTACGCTCTTGCATAAAAGAAGAAAACAGTTCGATAGCTGAGATCGTCTTCTTTCTTATCTTGTTGTTTTTCTCTGCTTTTTCGTAGAGTTCTTTGAACTTGTCATTATCTGTGAAAAACGCATCGAACATGCCCGGAACATCTTGCGGCGAGAATAGTGTGATGTTTCCGCCAGTAAGCAGTCTTTCATACATAGTCTTGTTGAACTGGACGCCGTAGTCAAGTTGTCTAACACGATTATCCTCCGTACCTTTATTGTTCTTTAATACTAATAGATCTTCTACTTCGAAGTGCCAAATAGGATAGTATAGAGTTGCCGCGCCTCCGCGGACACCTCCCTGACTGCAGCTCTTAACGGCTGACTGGAAATGCTTATAGAACGGAATAACCCCAGTGTGAGACGCGTCACCGTTACGTATAGGAGAATCGATAGCGCGAATGGACCCAGCACCAATGCCGATGCCAGCTTTTTGAGAAACGTACTTAACGATGCTGGAAGCTGTAGCGCTGATGGAGTCAAGCGAGTCCGCAGTCTCAATAAGAACACACGAACTGAACTGCTTTTGAGGAGAACGTAGACCCGCCATAATAGGAGTTGGTAACGAAATTTCGAAATTAGAAGTTGCATCGTATAGTTCCTTTACCCACTTCAATCGAATTTCTTTGGCATAGTTGCGGAACAACACCATTGCAATGAGTATGTACGCCATCTGAGGTGTTTCAAAGATGCGTCCGTTGACTCTGTTCTTAATAAGGTACTTACCTCTGAATTGTTCCATCCCAACATACGCGATGTTAAAATCTCGCTTGTGATCGATGTAAGAATTAAGAATGTTAATATCATCATCAGAATACCAAGAAAGAATGTCCGCATCATAATATCCAGCGTCAATAACACACTTAATATGATCAAGAAGATGGGAAGGAGCATAATCATTGTAAACTTCTTTGCGTAGATGATAGTTGATAAGTCTACCAGCTACATACTGGTATGAGGGTGATTCTTCAGAGATAAGATCAGCAGCAGCTTTGATAAGAGTTTCTTGAATATCAGCAGTCTTGATACCGTTGTAAAACTGAATATGAGACTTCATCTCGATAAGAGAAGAAGATACACCGTTCAAACCTTCACAAGCCCAAGCAGTAACTTTATGAAACTTTGACAGATCTAGTGGTTCTTTTGATCCGTCTCTCTTTGTTACTTGGATTTGTGCGTTCATTTTTCTTCCTCTCTTTTTTTGTCTCTTCATACCAGAAATGACTACTAGCTCTTAGTTTCTCTGCGCTTACTCTAACGTGTTCGAGTAGAGATATAGCAAGAGTAGCTTGGGCTTGACGCCAGTTCTTGTCTTCTTGATCTACGTTGTTCTCTATAAGCTCTATAGCCATATCTATATACGGACAAACGTGTTCTGGTATGACTGGTTTCTTAGTTATCATTCAGTTTCCAATACTTCACTCAAAGATGGGAACTGCTCTACTATCCGTTTCCAAGCAGCAATAGCTACTTCGCGATGCTCTTTCTGAGTACCATTAGTACAACGTAACTGGCAGTAGTGAATCCAGCTTCTAAGAGAGCCAGCCATATAAAGACGAGAAACAGTAAGACCTTCTGGAAGAACTGCACGAGCTTGCTCCTTTGCTATACCGTTATTGACAGCCCAGTTGTAAGCTGCTTGTCCAGCTTGGATCGATTTGTTTTGGATTTCGTCCCATGTTCGCTGTAATGCTTCATCGGAAGTTTCGATGGAATTCTGGCGATTGGTTGTATCTTGCAAACGCGCTTCACGTATAATGAATCCCATGTCTTTGGTTGGATCCGCATAGCGTTGACTAAACTCCTGAAAAGAGAAAGAACGATGACGAAGGATCTGACGACCGATATCACGTGTGGTGTTGATCTCCATAACTACATGCACCATCTCGAACGGTGACCAGTGTTGATGCTTGACCAGATACTTAAGTAGCTTCGAAGAAGTCAGAGTGTTGTTCTGATTGGATGGATTACTGACGCGTGCCACGTATGCTATGAACTCGTCGACGGAGAGCACAAACCCTCCATCGTTTATGATGTGCGGTTCTGTAACAGCGATGATCTTAGCAGTATTCATCAGTGTCCCAGCTCCGAATCAAAATTGTTGTTGATAACTTCAAGCTCTTTGAAAGAGTAGCCCACAGCTTTCAAGAACTCTCCGAACTGTTCTACCACTTCATACGTAGTCAACCCGTCGACATCTTCACCACCAAAAGAGATCTCGATCTTTCGACCGCGCTCGTACTGATCCTGCATACCCTCATAGATAAATTTAAACTTTGCCATTGTCACGCTTCTCCTTGCTCACGTTGATTATAGTCACAAACTTGTTTGGATCAATTTCATACTTCAGATCATCACCAAGCTGCCAACCCATCTCTTCCATCATAAGATCTGGAATAGTTATATAGGTGTCACCTGTTTCATTGTCGTAGTTAACCGACAAAATCATACTTTACTCCATTTGTTCAGCATCAGTTTTGCAGTCAAGTCTCTATATGTATGTGTGTCGATTATGTGCTTTATGAACTCTGGACTCAGACCGGCTAACACCATATCGTTCACGTCTTTATGATCCATATTATCCGGCCATATGCATACATTGTACCCGTTCATGATAGATTTGTCAATCTTCTTCACCGTTTCTTTGCTTCTTGGTTCGTTGTCGTATACGATCACCAAGTTCTTTTTGTCAAAAGTAGAGATAGCAGAAACTAAATCACCACCGGCAGTAGCGATAGAGTTTGGTACAAACATAGAGTCGATAGGACCCTCAAAGACGTAAACCGTCTTGTCAAAGTTAACGCTATCAAGACCATAAACTTTCGGAACACTATCGTCAAGCACTATTGTTATATATTTGACTCGCGATTCACCGAGAGCTCTACACTGATAAGCGTGCATGTTTTTGTTAGCGTCAAAGAACGGAATCAAAAGTCTAGTTTCATCTCTTCCCAAAGAGCTCTCGTCGAACTTGTTAGGAACAAGCTCATTGGTGAAATGCTTGAAGTTAGGACAACAAAACAGCTTAGCGTGATACGGGTTAGGTATCTTTCTGGCATCAACGAACTTCTTCACTCTATGATCAGGTGTGAGCTGACTGACTTTCTTCAAGCCAACAAGAGGTCCGGATTTCATGAAAGCTGGCTTCTTCATCTTATCAACAAAAGTCTGCAGATCGATCTGTTCTGGACTCTTCTCGTTCTTAAGCTTCTCGAAGACGTACTCGTTGTACACAGAATGATCTACGTTCTTGATGAAGTTCGATACAGTCATGGTAACGCTACAGTTATGACAGTGGTACAGATACGTACCGCGCTTCTCGTAGATCCAGCCACGAGCTTTCTTCTTGTCTGAAAGCGAGTCACCGCATATCGGACATGAAAAGTTGAATAGACGTGGGGATTTTTGTCTGTAGTTTCTCAGCCGACTAGACAGCAGAGTAACATACTTAGTTTCTAACCAATCCATAACCAATCCAGCTTTGTTGCTACAGATTAATTATACCAAAGTGATAGATAAAAGTAAACTATTAATGTCCAAGAATTTTAAAATAGTTTGCTAGATAAGATACTATCCAAGTGCCACAGATTCCGCCACCGATAGCTATATAGATATATTTTTCTAATACAGTTATTTTTTTAGACATCTCTGCATGCTGTCTAGCAGTGTCTTCTCTTAAACTGCGAATCTCTTCAAGAATTTTAGAGTCTTGATCTCTCATCGTGTCGTACACGCCCTTTAACTTTACGTCTACCTCTTCACGTCTTTTTTCCAAGGTAGTATGAATCTCATCAGTATGTTTTTCTTGTAGATTTATTCTAGCTTCATGTGCAGCTAGCATGGCTTTAAGCTCACTCGATATCTCAGTCAATCTTTCTATAGCATTACTGATTCTATCTTCATAAGGTGTAACCATCACACTGGCTTTCTCTTGACGATGTCACGAAGCTTCTTCTTGCTTCTTAGTAGTGGATCATACGTATCGATACCACCAGTTCCAGCTTTAGAGCTGGAGTTGCCCATAGCGTTCGCTGGTACTGGACTCGCTGCAGCCATAGCTGCGCCGTCTTCTTTGATATTTTCTTTTTTCATTTACATACTCTGTATACTTAAAACATAATAGCAGTTATTGTAGTAAAGCAGTTCACAAGAAGATGCACCGGGTAAGCTGATAGTCGGATACATATAATCAAAGTAAACTGTATCAGATACGATCTTTATATGAGTAGACTGTTGAGTGTTCCTTATATTCTTGATCTTGAAGATTTTACCGTTATCAACATCAGTCATCGGTAGAGTGATGGTAATATCTCCCATATGCGATGCATCAACCAATATTATATCATCTTCAGGTTTTACATAGTAATAATTATGAACTTCGACCAACACCACTTTAGTCATTATTAAGAGTCCTCAGTTTAAACACTATCAGATCATCCATCGGTATAGTATCCGTATAGATGATATCTTCATTACCAACATGATGTATAGTATCTGGTAAAATATTTAGCAGTATCAAAAATGGCTTTATATAAAAAAACTGATTCTTCATCTTCAAGTAAAGTATTCTTGGTAGATGTTTAGCACCAAAAACGTTGTTTAGTATAACAAGATGATTTATGATCAATCTATGTTTCAGTTCACCGTTCTCTACGTACTTAGTGATCAACTTTTTTATATACTTGATACGCTTCAGATCTTCAATGAACTCTTCGGTAGAGTGACATTGAGGATTATCATAGTACTTAGCACAGTAGATCAAAAAATTTTCATTAGTCAGTTTTTCAATAATCATATCAATCTAATTTTTACTGCTCCAGTGCTATCATAGTATAACGAATTAACTAAAACACCGCCTGCAGATGCGGCGGCGTCATTAGAATACGGTCCGGTCAGTGTTACCGAAAGCACGCCGTTAGCAGATGATAAATTCTTTCCTGAAGCAACAAGACCCTTTACTGAGCTGTTTCCGACAGGAATATTGTTCGTTATTGTATTTGCAATATTGATAATTGCAATAGTTTGTAACCCAGGTAAAGTAGACGGGTTGGTCAAGATGACCAACCTATCTGTAATCGCTGCGTTCGATACTTGATTAAGCTGCGATACTTTTTTAGCGTCGTTTGCCATGTCATGCCGACCTAACTATTAAACATATGGGTCGTTTAGAGTATTAGCTGAAACAGTATCGGGATTACCTACTACACCAGTTGAAGATGTAGTGTTTTGTCCAAGTGAACCCATAGCTACAAGAGTTTCATAATGTACACGACCAGCACGACCACCAGTACCTTCTGTGCGAAGAACCCAACCAGCATGAGCTACAAGAGGATTATCTGTGTTAACGTCTACGTAGCCGGTTGCTGTATCGCCTTGAATCGTATGACCAGTTTCAGCTGCTCCAACACGAGCTTCTGTAAGATCAATGTTTGCGCCACCCTTGGTTGCTGTAACAGCGATACCGGTAGTGTTAGCAAACGAAACGTAGTAGTACGAGTTACCAGTTAGTCCACCGGTAGCTGTATTACCGCTTGTTACTCCGTAGTAAAGACGATCACCTACCTGCCAGTAAGAATTGGCTGTTGTAACTTTTATAAAGTCTGAAGCTGCAACTATACCAGTTGTGTTTGCTACGATCGTGATAGCAGCTGGAGCAGCGATAGTTAATGTTGGTGATGTTACGTAACCAGAACCAGCAGTAGAAACGTTTATTGCCGTGATACGACCAGCATTTGTTGAACCAGCAGTCGTGTTAGCGAAAGCGTTTACAACACCTGCAGTACCACCGTTTGTAACAGTAAGAGTAACCGTAGCGTTAGCTTGATAGCCAGAACCACCGCTTGATACGTATCCAAAGATCAGATTACCACCAGTACCACCAACACCCATCATAGTTGCATTGACAGCGAAAACGCCGACTGCTTTGTTTGGCATGAATGCACCGATGGTGGTGTTGCCAAACATGTTATAGTCAACACCAGCTCTTGATCCTGGAGATGTATTACCGAAGTGAGCGTTGGCGCCGTCTACGCGAACTGATGCAACTTCGCCGCCGCCCTTTACAAGAGCCCATGTTCCCATAGGTGCACCGTTTGAAGTTTCTTTTGTAGTAGAACTGGTTACAGTAACGCCAGTATCGTTTCTACCCCATTTTGCCATCTCTATTCCTCCTAAGAAAGCTTTCTTTTTCTTATTTATTATTCTTCGGTTGTCAACATGTCGATGAGGTATTTTGATTTTTTACCTATCTGTTTGGCTTTTCCGCCGACTACCAGATACTGTGAATCAGGATCTAAGTTAACTCTCGGTTGACTCTTTACATACTGTACTGGATTTTGTGGGTCTTGACGTTGTGTAGCATCATCTATGATCTGCTGAATAGGAGCAGGTTGAGGCGCTACGGGTGTAGGAGCTTTGGTAACAGTAATGCCTCTTATCTTATCGTCTGTAAGATAACCGCCGATATAGATAGCCATTATTTTTTACCTTTTGATTTTCTTGTAGGTTTATTTTTTATTGGTGTACTAGTTAAAATATCAGAAGTTGTTTTTCCAACAGCCCCGTCTAAAAACTTTTTACCTACATGAGAAGCTAATTTTTTCGTTACATTCATTATATAACCCTCAGCAGTTTGCTGTGGTGATTTTGGAGCTTTACTAGCACTCTGTTTAGCTCTTTGTTCAGCTTCTTTCTGTCTATTTTTGATCTCGTTCTCACGATCTTTCTGAGCCATATCTCTCTGCTGTTGAGCAGTCTTATCGAGTTGTGCTCTACGAGCATCAGCTGAATGTTGAAGAGCACCAGATGTTTTTGGTGCATCAGCTGAACCGGATCTCGGAGTAGAGCCTATATTCACCGGTGTAGTTCTTACTTTACCGGTACCAGATACTAGTTCATCTAGCTTCTCTTCTTTTATCTTGTAGTGTGGCATATGAACTGCGCCATGACGTAAGTTTAGCTTCATCAACTTCTTGACTGTAGCCATA